ATTTAATTGTAATATAAAATTATTTATTTCTTTTTGTAAATCATATGAATTAATTTTTTTTTTATATTGTTCTTTTTTATTGTCTATTTTCTTACAAAATTGAATGTATTCAATATCATGTACTTTACAAATAGAATAATTAACAGGCAAAATTGGTCTTGCTATATTTCATTATTTATTTTTATTTCTTCTTTTTCTTCAGGCTCTTTAAGTTTGAATCAATGGCAATTATGTATTTTGATATCTTCTATTTCATAATCATTGTATTTTTCTTTAATAGTTTTTATTAATTCTTTAAATTCTTCTTCTAAATTACTAGTTTTAATTTTTCTTTTAGCACTTTTACGAGGTTCACCTTTAACAGATTTAATAAATTGTAAGTAAAACACATCTTTTTCTTCATAAAGAGTAAAATTTTTAGGTAATATAATTTCATCATTTGGAATTATTTTATTTATTTCTTTTTTCTTTTCAAGATAACGTTTCTTAAAATATTCTTTATTTTTATTAACTTGTTCTTTATTAATTGGTTCTTTATTAATTGGTTCTTTATTAATTGGTTCTTTATTAATTAATTCTTTATTAATTGGTATAGAATAATTTTCTATAGTTTGAATCTTTGATAATTTTAAAATATTGTTATATCTTTTAATAGCAAATTTATCATACCATTCTTTAAAAATAGTATTTGCGTTATTTAATTTTATATTTTCAAGTTTATCTATTTTACCAATTAAAAAATCTTTTGCTTTTGGATGACAAAATCCAAAATATATTCCTTTTGGAATATCAGACATATAATCTTGTCTGGTTAATCCTAGTTCATGTAATGTTTGACCAACTATAAATAATTTTTTTCTTTTACAAAAATTATATCCTTCACTCATTAAAAAGGTTTGGCATTTTTCAATTAATTCATTAGGAATTTTATAAACAGAATTTCCTTTTGTAAAACCTAAGAATTTTAATTCTTTAAGTCTATCATATTGAATAGACTTTCCATGAAATCCAGTAGTAGTAATGCCTAATAATTTATGATTATATTTTTGTTCAAACATATTTATTACTTCTTCAGAAAAAGCTAATTTTGCTAATAATTTACCACCTGTAAAATTAAATCCGAAAGGTTGTAAGGGAACACATGTTGATAAATTCATTAAATATTTTAATTTTTTCTCTATAATTCTTTGGTTTGATGTCCAACCTATAAAATCATCTCTATCTGCTAAATGCATAATATCTGAACTTAGACTCATAATACCTAAATATTTTTGCGTAATCTTATCTTTTACAAGTAATAATAATTGTCTGCCAACTAATTGTGAATTTTTTTGAAAAGGTAATGAAGATGTAGTATTTCTAAAATATTTCCACAAATCTCTTTGCTTAGCTGTTTCAGCTAATTCTAATTCTATTTGTATATTACCTAATGAATTTATGTCTCCTTCCCAATATAATTTTTTATAATGATCATCAGTAAAATCATATTGAATATTTTTGTCAGTTTCTATAATTGGTTTCATATTTTTAAATAATTTAATTAAATTTTCTTTTTCATCATTTATTTTTTCTATTTTATATAATAATCCATTTTTTTTGAAAGTAATAAGTAAACATTTAGTAATAAATTGTTCTTTTGTAAAATCAAGTTTCATATGATTACATGTTGAGCAACAAGAGATACAATTATTTTTAATATATGGTTCATCTGAATTAATTCTATCAATTCCATTACAACCTTCATTAAAATTACCACAATAGAAACATTTATTTTTTAGAAAATCATTAAATTCTTCATTTGAAAGATTAAAATTAATACCACGTTTTTCAGACTCTTTCATATAATTATTATGATTTTTTTCTTTTGATTTTACAAATAAATATTTATTCAAGTTACCTTTAAAAAGATTATTATATGTAGATATATGCTCACAAATTTTATAAAAGTCATTAATATTTTTGTTAGATTTCATCGAATTACATTGATAACAACAAGGAACACAATTTTCTTTAAAATAACCTTTTGATGAATCTATTCGATCAATGCCATTTATTTTATTTTTTTCATTACAATAAAAACAATTTTGATTCATCATGAATAAAGCAGCTTCATCATCTAAATTCCAAATTAAATTCTTACTTTTTGCTTTTTTCCTATAATCATATAATCTATTTTTAAAAATATCTTCTCTGTTTCTTTTTCTACTAGTTTTTAATTTAACTTTGTAACATATTTCACAAAAATTATTAAAAAGTATTTCATTTATTGAATTACAATCATAACACATCTTATCTTTATTTGTTAAATTATAATTTATCGCTTTATTCTTTTTAATATCTCTTAATTTTTTATCATTATTATTATACTTCTCTCTACAAATTTTACATTTTATATATTCATCAATAATTTCTTCAAAACAACCTCTAATCCAATTAACACATATTTTTATTCCTTTGTCACTCATATTTTTCCATTTTTTATAACTTTGATGTAATGAACAGTAATCGTCGTTATCTAATGATTGAAATGTACAAAATATGCCTTTTTGATTAACTCCTTTACAAATTTTTAATAAATTTTTTTTTGTTTGTTCATGTTCTATTACTTTACAATTTCTACAAATATAATTGTTTTCATCATTTAATGTTAATAGTTTTGTAGTATGAATATTACACCATTTTAGATCATCTAAATTAATTTTATTTTCATAAAACATATGAATTTTACAAAAATTTTTTAATTTTATTGGCGGTTTCTGACATAAAGTTTTATCATGAAAAGGAAATTTACAATTCATTATTAAATAAGTATAGATATATTCTTTAGAGTATTTTTTTCAATTTTATAAAATTTAATGAAAATTATTCAATAAATTTTAAAAACTATTTTATGATGCAAAAACTACTAAAATAAACATATAAAAATATATGTAAGATTTTTAGTTGGAATATGCTGTACCGGCCATACCACTCATTACACGTAATACGTTGTAGTTTACAGTGTAGATATTGCAAATGGTTCCAGAGCTGACGGACATAGCAGGCATTTGTAAGGTTTCGTGGGTTTGTACTTGTACGTTAAGGGTGGCGTTATCAATACGAGAGAAGTTGCAAGAACCAGAAGGTTGGTGATCTTCGGGTTTGAGGGCAAAGCTGTATACGTTGATACCGTCAGCAGGGGTGTTGCTGAAGTGTTGGTAGGGTTGTACGTAGTTAAAGTAGTTACCGTCTCTTTCTTGGAATCTGTCGTGACCGTTTAATTGGAGTTTGCCTTGGATTACGGGGTTTCCAGTACCATCAATGTATAAACCGTAGTTGAACCAGTCGTGTACTTTGATGGATTCGCCAGTAGCATTGACACCATCGGGTGCACCGTAGGCGAGGGCAAGTTCACCAGCAGTACCGTCTAATTCAGCTAAAGTATAGGACATGTCAGCCATGGTAACTTTATTGACAGCAAGAACTACTTCTTGCCAGTTAGTAGCAGTTACTCCAGCATTTGCTACAATCATACCACTATTTATTAAATCAAAAGCAAGACCATCGGCAGGGTTGGCTTGTACTATTTTTTGGGCAAATCTAGTACGGCAAGCTTCCCAGTCACCATCGCAAGCATATTCTAAGAATTCATTACCAGAGGTGTATCTGTCACTTTGAACTACCCAGATTAAGTATTTGCTGGGATGGTTAAAGTTGAGTCTGTATTTGTTGTTGGCAGAAACAGTTTCAGAACCAGTGAATTGAAGTTGTTCAATAAGGTATTCGTGACTGGCTTGAGCGAATCTTTTTCTTTCTTCAGAATCTAAATAGACGTAATCGATAAGTAAATAGGAGTCGTCCATAGAAATTTTAGGAGAAGAAGCTCTGGCAGTTGTTGCGTTTACACATTGAGAAGCTTGAAGGTATTGGATAGTGATACGTACATCGTGGTATTGGAGAGCAATTAAAGGTAATGCTAAGCCATTGAATCTGTTGAACCAAAATGTAAGAGGAATGTATAAAACAGTTCCGCCAACAATAGAGCTTACAGAAGAAGTAGGGCCAGAAATACCACCAGCAAGAGTAGTGAGAGCACTGGAGTCACCAATTAATTTGCCGTGACCTCTTTCTTGGCCTACTTTGTGGGATAATTCATACCAGATGTTGAGCCAGTCACCGTATTGTTCATCGATTTTAGAGCCACCGATTTCAACTTTGGTTTCTTGGACTAAAGCATAGCCTAAACGTCTGACGTAAGCCCAGTCACCATTACCGTCGGAAAGATCGTTAAGGATTACTACGGAGTACATGTTGGTGATTAAGTCACCGTTTCTGTTTAAGTTGCAAGATACGGTTCTTCCGAAATCGGGAGCACCGTTGAATACTTGTTGAATAGGTTCAACAGCGAAGTTAGTGTGTCTTCTGTATACTACTTTGAAGAAAGTGATTTGAGGATTACCTGTTAAGTAAACGTCTTGAGCGCCGTAAGCGACGAGTTGCATTAAACCTCCACCCATGGATTATATACTTTAGTAAAGAAAAAATTTTTTAATATTTTTTTTTAAACTTTTTTTCCTGAGTCTAAAACTTTTACTTGGTAAAAAGCTAATTTTCAAAATAAAATTTTTATAAATTTTAGATTTTCTAAACATTTTTTAAATTTTAATAATAATTTCGTTTTTTTTATATTATGTATCTTAAATGATTATTTTAATCTTATATAAATAATAAGTGTCATAACTTTAAATAATACAGCTGATAACCACTAGTGATTAATATTTTTCAAAAATAGATTTTTTATATTATATACTAAATCACATAAAGTATTTTTATTTAATATAATTATATGTCAAACAAGGGTAACGACATCAAAAAAATTTCAACTCTTGAAAATAAACATAGAATAAAAATGAAGGAATTCGAAACTGATAAAAATAATCTTAATAATATTGAAGAAAATATTATTTCAATTAATCAAGAAATTTTAAATTTAGATAAAATGAGAGAAAAATTTACTATTGTAGAACAAAAGAGAAGAGCACTGTTATTAGATATGAAAGAAGATTTTGAAAATAAACTATCTGAATTAAAAAATAATTATAGTGAAATGGATTATTATGATAAAACAGGCGATCTATTACTGACTTATTATAATATGAAAGAAAACGACAATGATATTGTAGAATCAAAAAATATATTAACATTTTTATCATCTAAAAAAAATACAGAAGAAAAACCAAAAAATAAAATTAATAAATCTGAATTGTTTGAAAAATATTGTCAAATTACAGAAGGAATTCGTGTGAATCCAGATGATGGAAGTAAAAGAATTAAATACTGTCTAGAATGTAAAATAGAGAAGATATTAAATTTAGTGGAATCTTCATATATTTGTCCTTTATGCGGTGATATGGAAATGATTATCATGGATGAAGATATCCAAATTAAAGATTATTCACCTTATAAAAGACTAAATAGATTTAGGGAATGGCTAAATGCATTCCAAGCTAAACAAACTCCAGAAATAGATGAACAAGTTTATAAAGATATTATAGAAGAATTAAATAAAAGAAGAATTACAGATTTATCAATTATTAATCGTGATAAAATGAGAAGTATTTTGAAAAAACTAAAATATAATCATTTATATGAACATACACATTATATTATAAATAAATTATCTGGATTACCTCCACCTAGAATAACAAGAGATATGGAGAAAATGTTTATTAGAATGTTTTTAATGATTCAAGAACCATGGGCTAAACATAAACCTGTAGATAGAAAGAATTTTCTTTCATATGGTTACGTTTTACATAAATTTTGCGAATTATTAGAATTAGATCATTTATTGGACTGTTTTCCATTACATAAACAATTAGATATTTTAATGGAAAATGATACAATTTGGAAAAAAATATGTAATGATATTAATTGGGATTTTATTTCATCTTTCAAATAAATTTTTTCTATTTAAATATAATGAATCATATTATTCACAATATTTCAGTAATTTTAATGTTCATCGGAATAATATTACTAACAATTAATTTAACTAAAAGCTACAATAAATGTCCTATTGTTCAACAAAGAAATCAATACATAGATCAAAATACTGAAGATCAAGATAGACCATCTAAAATTTTCAGTAAAATGTTTAGCAATTCTGATGTATGGATGGGTTATGCTGATGCCGATACGAAAGATAATAATACAGTAAAACAAACTATAAAAAGTAGAACTTAAATAATTTACAAACTAATAACTTGAATAATATTATAGATTTTGTAATTGATGTTTATTTATGCCTATTAAACTCCCAAATATAAATAATGGAAATACAATATACATTATAGTTGTAGAATAACCATATGTTAAAAATTTTAATTGAGAAGATTCATTTGTTAAAATTAAAATAATCAAAACACAAATAATACCAATATCACCATAATTACTACTGTAATAACCTAAAAATAAAGCTAATAAAAGTATTGGTAAACCTTCAGTAATTAATAAATTTATCATTGTATAAATAGTTACTGTATCTAAATTAGCAAATTTATGAATATGATCTTCATGCCACCAACTAGAACCAGATAATCTATGTAAAGCAAGAATATTTTTTTGCTTTTCTGATAATTTATGGTCTTTGTTATAAAAATTAAAATTAATATTAATAGAATCGTCTTCTAATGTGAATACTTTATGCCACCAATAAGAAGGAATATAAAGAAAATCACCAGGATTAACATCTAAAATATAATCATAATTACTATCATCTAAATCTTGAACTAATGATAAATTTGATAATGGAAACATCATAAATTGTCTAGAAGGTGATCCTAAATAGAATCTCTTTTTCCCTTGTAATGAAATATTAATAACTTCTACTCCATTACCATCATAATGATTTCTAGTAAGATTACCTTTCTTATGTATCCAAAAACGCTTTTCATGTGAAAAAAAATAGTTGTTATCTTTAACCAAAGTATCTAAAAATATATTATTACAACATAATTTATTTAATGATTTATTATAACATCCATAATCGGCGAACTTAGCATCTATATTTTTAATATAATTTAGAAATGAATTAATACCACATTTACGATATTTTGAATTTACATTTACATCTGATTTTTCATTTGCATCACAAACATCATTTTCATTAAAATTTTCTGTTAAAAAATTTTTAATTAAACAAGGTGTATTAAGTTTTATATGGTTTTTAAATATATTCATGTCAAAATTATCAGTATATATATATGTATCGATCATATCTTAATTATATTATATTATATAAAAATATTAAAAATTTGAAAATACTAAAATTTGAAAATATTTTAAAGAAATATAACTATTTATTTTAATGTCAATTGACTATTTAACTAATGACCCGATTATTCCTACTAACCAAAAATATTGTGTACTTTCGCTTTATATGAACGAAGATAAAAAAGTAATTAAATGTGTAAAAGTAAGTGGTGCTTTTAGTACTTTAGTAGAAGCACAAGAACAAATTCAAATTATTAAAGAACCAGGACATTATAATTTTGTATCTGAAATTGGTTCATGGAATGCTTTTGATCCTTTACCTAATAAAGGAGATTTAAATGATCAATTAAATACAATTATGCAAAAATATTTAATTAGTATGCACAAAAAGAATTATGATTTTGATCAAAGAAAATTTACTATGATTATTAATAATTATGACGATAATATTAAAATTAAAACAGATGAACTAAAAGAATATGAAGAAAAGAAAGATGACGTAATGATTACTAAAATTAATGATCAAATTAAAAATTTACAAGATAAGAAAGCAGAATATAAACTAAAACTAGATGTAATTGAAGAGAAATTAAATGATATTGTTATTGATACGAAATATCAAGCATCTCAAGCATCTCAATCATCTTCTTCAACAGGAATAACTGATGATTTTAATCAAAATGTTCCAATTAAATTTGAAGGAAAAGTTAATAGAACTAACGAAAAATTATTAAATCAAAATTATTATTGTATTTCATTTTTAGTTGAAGAAGGTGTAAGTTTAGTTGGAATTAAAGTAAGTGGATGTTTTGAAACAGATGAATCTGCTAATAATCACTCTTCTGCTTTAAGAGATATTAATGAAAGTTTTAATATTTTAGTTGGGAAATTATATGAATGGTGTCCTTTTAATCCTGATCCAGATTCAGTTGAAGCAGGTGCATCTGAATATTCTAACCCTGAATTAAATGAAACAATGAAAAAGAAAAATGAAAATGAACACAAAGCTAAATTATATCACGAATATAGAAAAAATGAAACTGTAAAGAAAAATATTGAAGACTTAATTAGCAATAAAAAGAAAGAAAATATGGAAAATAAGAAAAAATTAGAAAATCAATCAGAAAATAAAGATGTATCAATAGAAAATAAAGTATCAACTATTGATGAACAGATTAAAAAATTAGAAGAAAAAATGAAAGAATATGAAAGTAAAGAAATAGAATTAGCTAATCAAATTGATCCTAAACTATTACAAAATAAAAATGCACCAAAAGAATCGACAGAAACAACAAACACGACAAACACAACACAAGAAACAACAAACACGACAAACACAACACAAGAAACAACAAATAAAATTATGAATATGTAAAATTAACTACGCATTTTTTCTACTATTAATTTAATATTATTTCTCTTTTTAGATAATGCATCAGCTGGGTCAAAAAGTGGTAATCTACGATTCCATTCTTTGTCAAAGTGTTCTTTATGATATTTTATATATTTATGAGTACCTATAGTAAATTCAGGAACTTCTTTAGCTTTATACCAATAAACTTTATCGGATATATTTTTTGAATGTACTCTGTTATCTATAACCATAACTCCAAAATTGTCTGTTACTTCTGCAAATACTTGCTCAAAAACTGATACATTTGGAAACATACCAGCATAATGTTCATATAATCTTTTTCTATTACTTGGAAAATCTTCAGCTAATAAAAAAATATAATCAAAGTTACTTCTTAATTCAGGAGGAATACCTAATGAAAATTGCATTGTTAAAATGAAAGAAATATGATGGTGGCGACCATTAAAAAATAATTCTAATATTTGAGGATCTTTTAACCACTCGCCTTTACTAGACATACAATCATCCATAATTAACATTACACTATCCTCTTTTAATCTTTTACCTTCTTTCTTTCTCTTATAATTATCTTCATTTAATTTAGATTGACGTTCATAAATTTTTGATAATATTTCAGTTTCAAATTGATCATAAATATAAGATCCGGGACAAAAATCACCATAAAATTTATTTAATTTTTCAGTTCTAGAAACTATAACTGTTGGCATTTTTCTTTTATGATATAATATTTCCCTTGTTAAATATGATTTACCCGATGCTCTTTTAGCAATCATAGCAATGGTACAATGTTCTGCCATTTTATCAATTGGAAATCTTTTTAATTGTAATCGTGAAGCTCCGAATCCTACATTTTTAACATTACTCATTAATATAAGTTAGAAAAAAAGTTATTATAAATTAGAAAAAGTTGTAAAGATAAATAATTATATATAAAATCAATTAAGTATGCCAGTTGAAATTACTCTACATGAGAATCAAATTAAAAATTTACTACAAGAATATGGTAGCCCATTACAAATTTATGATGGAAACTTAATAAAAGAAAATTTAATAAATTTTTTAAAAATTATGACGAATAGGTTTAAAAATTTTAAACAATATTTTGCTGTAAAAGCGCTTCCTAATCCAAATATTCTTAAATTATTAGTAGATAATGGATCCTTTTTGGATTGTAGTTCGTTAACCGAATTAAAATTAGCAGAAATGATTGGTGTTATTGGAGAAAAAATAATGTTTACTAGTAATTATACATCAAAAGAAGATCTAATATATGCTAAACATTTAAATGCAATAATTAATTTAGATGATATATCTTTGATAGAAGATTTAAAAAGTATTGGTATGCCACATATATTATCATTCAGATTAAATCCAGGAATTGGTAAAACAGACTCTGAAACATTATCAAATGTTAATGATATTTTTATAATTTATGATACTGGAGCCCATTCACACTCAATGGGATTTCAGTATAATGGTAAATTAAGAGCCCCTGAAATTTTAATTCTAAACAATGAATATAAATTAATAAGAAGAAAAGAAGTGTATGAGGACTATATTTCAACAGTTTTATTTTAAACTATTTAGAAAGTATTTATTTTTATTTATAATGAAAACTATAAATGTTTCTTATATTGATTTTTGGGCAGAATGTGCAAATACTCCAGTTAATTTTGATGATATAAATAATATTTCACATTGGAATAATTTAAGTACTAATAGAAACTTGAAAGTAATTGATTCAGGTGTAGGATTATTTCATAAAAATAAATTAGAAAAATTATTAAACTGTAAGATAAATATTACCACCCCTGAAATTGCTGATTTAATAATTTGTTCTGGATTTGGTAATAAAAAATATAATTTTCCTGATAAGAAAAAAATTTTTTTATCTTATGAAGCTAATTTTAAAATATTAGATGACAACTTACCAAATACTCTCTATTTTTCTTCTAATTTACCATTGAAAAGAAATTTATTTTATTTACCATTATTCGCATGTTATTATGGTTATGATATTTATAAAT